AATAATGACGGATCGGTCAATATCACGGCAGTAGGTGATATCACGTCTAGTGCACCTAATTGGAGTCACACAGGCGACATGGTAGTAACCGGCAACGTAGAAATAACGGGTGACGTAGACGTTACCGGCACGGTGGACGCTACTGTGGATGTTAAGGCAGGACCACTGAATATCAGCGTAGTTGCCCATAAGCACGGCGGCGTCACAATTGGCGGTTCAAACACAGGACCTTCTGTACCATGAGCTTTCAAGATCTAGCAGTACCTTTGCCTTCAGTTCAGACTCTGAATGTTGTGTGGCTTGACGTGAATTCTCGTATGGGTGAGAGCGTTAAGCCTGACTTGCTGCCTAATGTGCAGGCTATCAACAACAGTCTGTACAACCTTCTACGTTGTCCTATAGGTGCTAGAGGCCCAATATTTCAACCCGAGTATGGGACTCTTCTGTATCGTCTTTTGCACGAACCTTTGGACCCTATCACTGCCAACAAGATTCGCATATCCTTCATCCAGGCTATACAAAGGTGGGAGCCCCGCATTGATATAGACATGGAGCGAAGCTCGGTAGTTCCTAACTATTCTCAGGCTACCTTTACTGTTACGGTGTACTACACTGTAGTGGCAGAGGCTCAGCAGGGCGTGGCTACTTTCTCTATCAGTCGCTGATAACCAAAAGGACATTTCCATGGCCGACATCATTCTGTCCACTGTTAGCCCTGACCACGCTGACATAGTTTCTCAACTCCAGACTGCTCTTTTGACCCGAGATTCCTGGAAAGACCGAATCACCTCATCCACAGGTCAGACTCTCATCGAATTTCAGGCAGCTATCGGAGCATACGATCAATACGCGATCGAGAGTGCCTTTCAAGAGATTTTCCCTGAGAGTGCTAAGAACGCCAATAGCATTTACGCTGCCGCAGAATTCCTGGGAGTGCGCACCAATCGGAAAATTGGGGCTACGGTAACAGTGTCGCTCACTAGTCCGGTGAACGTCACGATTCCGGTGTACTCTCAGTTCTTAGGAGGAGGTACTTTCTGGTATAACAAGACGGCGTTGAACGTTACCGCGACACCTACTGTGTTTACCTTGACTCAAGGGAAGGTCGTACAACTATCTACTACAGGACTAGGCACTGATTTCCAGTCTTTTGTTACCGAAGAAACGGACTTTGTGGTCCACGATCAAGACGTACTGGTCAAAATCAACAGCGTGAATCAGTATGTTACTACAGACGGCTTGTGGACCCGTCCTAGCCTAGATGGGATTCAGAACAAGACACTACCTGACGGTCGAGCCCTTCTCTTGTTCGGCAACTCCATATACGGATCAAAACCAACTGCCACGGACATTATCGACATTACCTACATAGTGACACAGGGGAGTGACAGTAACAACCTGCCTATCAGTGGCAGACCTGTCACGCTTGATACTGATCCTACTGTCACAGGCACATTCACGATACTGCCTTCTGGAGGAGGATCTCAATCACCCTTCTTGGTCTATAAGAACATTACGCCGGCTCTATTCGGAGCCTTCAACAGTTCAGTAACTGCGGCTCAGTACAAGAGGCTACCCCTTCAGTATCCTGGGGTGATAGACGCCCAGACATTCGCACAGCGCGAGGTCAATCCTAAGGCTTTGGCCTGGATGAATGTCATTAAGGTTTGTCTGCTGACAACCACACCTTTCACTGGACCTCAATTCGCGGCCTTCGAGGACTTCTTTCTACGCAATACCATGTATAGCACGCGCATCTACCGCCAGGATCCAATACCTGTAGACGTAGACGTAGACGTAGACGTGTTCTGCGCCAACTTCTCTAATTTAAGTGAGATACAGCAGAAGGTGGAAGACGCCTTAGATGCACTGTTTGCACCACGCCAAGGCATCATTGGTCTAGACATCTACTTGAGCGATATCTACGATGCTATCGAAAAGGCTGATGCGAATATCAGGTACATCCTTCGCAGAGAACCAACCACGGACATTGTTATCTCCAGCCTGAATGTCGAGGCTCCTAGTGCCACCGTAGTAAACCTAGCAGGTACTCTGGCTCCTGGCTTCTATGACTACGCAATCTCCGTAGTGTCTTCCTTAGGGGGAGAGACGGCTCCGCTGAACTGGACAACGGTTGAGGTTGTGACACCTGGAGCTAGGGTAGACTTGGCGTGGCCTGCAGTATCGAACGCTGCCAACTACAAGATCTGGGGTCGAACCACGCCTTCACCGCTAGGTTTGATTGGCACTGTCGGACCCGGCACTCTGGTGTTCACTGACAGTGGCGCCACTGTCCCAGTAGGTACGGTTCCTGCTCAGTCAACGGTGGCCATTTACTATCCCAGGCTGAATTCAAAGAATGTGGTGACAAAGTATAGCACCCGTGTCAACGAGATTAGCTAAGGACACCTAAATGCCTCAGCGTAAAAAATTACTCCCGCCGTATCTCGACGATGTGCAGGTCTGGAATGACCTAGCTGATTCTATAGACGAGGTGTGGAAAAACAAGATTGATGACCCCAAGAAGTTTTTGGCCAAACTGCGTGACACCTGGATAGTGCCTGAGGTTACGCTAGACAAAATTGAGGCTGGTCAGATTCTTGAACTGTCTGACTTTTCGCTGCCTGAGCGAGAGATTTTGATCAAGCAAGCCAACATGATTGGCTTTGACTTTAGAGAGTCTGACACCATCACAGAAGAGGACTATCAGCGTATCACGCGAAATCTCAGTCTCTACTGGTACGGTAAGGGCACAGAAAAGTTCATCGATTTTATGGGGTTCGTGCTAAACAGCCTCATGACTGTTGCTAACCTGTGGTCTGAGGAAGTGTCTTCTCCGGATGGACCTCAGTACGGTCCATTTTTACCTGAAGGTGATCCTGGCATTGGCACTCCCATCTGGCAGCCTGGCGGCACGTGGTTTCCTACCACACACGTGCAGGTAACATTCGACCCCTTTCGCTTCGCGGCAGTGACGTTCAGCAAGCTGCTCAGTCTTTTCTACGCAATTGCCAACTACAACCTGGTTGTTGACTCTCTGATTCTTGACGGTGTGACGTTCATACACTCTCATGACTCAGAAACCGTGGCAAACATCCTGGTTGCGTACCCTATAGTAGAGATTGAGTTGCTGATTCTGCCTCCTGACGAAACCGCATCATTCTTGACGCTACAAGACGGGTCATCTTTCTTGATCCAACAGGACGGTTCTAAGATCGCCCTTCACGCTTAAACTCTACGAGGTACTATGCCAGATTCTACTATGGACGGTCTGCCCCCAGCAGGCCCTTTGACAGGCGCAGAAATCTTTCCAATGGTGCAAGGCGCATCAGATGTGCGCGATACCTTGAATTCCATACTTGCGTTTGTTGCTAGCAACTACGTAGGTGAGACTAACCTGACGGCCTCGGTTAACGCCACTACTATTACGGTGTTGAGTGACACCGGCACAGACGCCCTGATACCGGCAGCGACTACTGGCGACGCCGGTGCGATGACCGCTGCCGACAAGGTCAAACTAAACAGCATAGCTACAGGCGCTACAGCGAACTCCAGTGATGCTACGCTCCTTAACAGAGCTAATCACACTGGTGCCCAAAGTCTAATTACGATCGGTGACGTTACGATCACGGCGTCTAATCTGAATCTTTTGGACGATGGTGTTGACACTACCTTGCACTTCCACGATGCAGATCGTGCACGCGCAAATCACACAGGAACCCAGCCAGCCTCTACTATCTCTGATTTCAGTGAAGCAGTTGACGATAGGGTCAATGCGTTATTGGTCCAAGGCACGAACGTCACCTTTACCTATGATGATCCAGGTAACACCTTAACTATTAACGCGGCGACACAGGCCGGCACCACTAATCTTTCGACTACTGTGGCGGCGTCTACCGTCACCATAAACAGTGACACAGGCGCAGACGCCACTATCCCAGCAGCTACAGGAAGTGACGCAGGTGTACTAAGCGCGGCGGACAAAACGAAACTAGACGGTATTGCCTCTGGAGCTACGGCTAATTCTTCAGACGCCACGCTGTTGGCTAGGTCAAATCATACAGGCCAGCAACCTGCGTCTACTATCTCTGATTTCAGTGAAGCAGTTGACGATAGGGTCAGTTCTCTCCTTGTCGCTGGCACCAACATAACTTTTACCTACGATGACCCCTCGAATACTCTAACGATTGACGCGGCGGCCGGAGCAGGTCAAGCAGGTGTACAGTTTCAAGACGAGGGTTCCAATTTAGGTACTTCAGGCACAGCAACCACAGTAGACTTCGTAGGCGCAGGTGTTACGGCCTCTCGTGTGTCCAACACAGTGACCGTTACTATTCCTGGAGGTGGTGGCCAGTCAAGCATCCAATTTCAAGAAGAAGGCTCTAACTTGGGGTCCTCAGGAACTATCACTTCATTCAATGTTGTGGGTCCCTCAGCAACATTGTCCCGGTCCACAGATGCCTTGACGCTGACCATTGCAGCTACTCAAGGGCGTCACAGTATCCCTATACTAGCGGGTTCCATGCGCCCTTCCGTAACGGGAGGTTGTTCCACTCTTGCCACTCTTGCTAGTGCAGCTAATCAACCTGATATACAGACCCTAGACTTTGACACGACGACTCAGGAGTACGCGCAGTTCTCAATCCCGATGCCTAAATCGTGGAATGAAGGGACCGTGACGTTCAAGCCGATCTGGTCACACGCCGCGACCACGACGAACTTCGGGGTGGTTTGGGACCTGCAGGCTGTGGCGGTTTCCGACGACGACGCGATTGCCGTGGCATTCGGTACAGCGCAGACCTCAACGGACACAGGCGGAACAACCGACGACGCGTATATCGGGCCCGAGTCTTCAACAATCACTGTTGCAGGTACGCCAGCCGCGGAAGATCTCGTCTTTTTCCGCATATCTCGGGTCACAGGCAATGGAAGTGACACCTTAGCTATCGATGCGCGTCTGCATGGGATCGTCCTGTACATCACAACAGACGCGGAGAACGACGCATGATTTTCAGTCAACATCAAGGTCAAGGGTATTACTATCACGGGAGTGCTGTTGATCCTTATCTCTCGAATGTAGTTTTCCTAGTAAATGGGGTAGGAACTACAGGAGCTACTATACGTGATAGCCTAGGGCACAGCCTATCAGTCTTCGGTAACACCTCCATAGTCAGAACCGATTCTGATTTTCCTGATGGTGGAATCTCTATGGACGGCACAGGCGACTACATCCAAACCTCTCAATCGGCATCAGAATTTGTTTTTCCAGGGGATTTTACCCTCGAACTTGACTACAAGGCGTTTGCCTCTCAGGTCAGCCTCTACCCGTGCCCGTTTTCCTTATACAACGCCTATGCCGCAAACGGAGGCATGTCAATATTCGATAGGCATTCATCAACACCGACGAAGCTCACAGTAGCGGTGAATGGCTCTTATCCGACGCCTCAAAGTAGTTCAACGGCGGTAGACAACACCTTGTATCGGATCATGTTCTCACGATCTGGTTCCACTATGAGGCTATTCATAAATGGCATATTGGAAGGATCAAGTACCTTTTCAGGGACAGTACAACAGGTTGGTGGCTTGTGGCTAGGAACAGCGGGAGATACCATTACATCCTACAAAGGCATACTAGGTAGAATCCGA